TACTAACATTTCTACCAATATTTAGTTTTTTCTTATAATTTCTTGTATCAAAATCTACTAACATCCCTAGATCAATATTCTCAATTTTAAATTTTTCTTCTTGATTCTTATGAAAATATGTTGAATTGTGTAAATAATCTATATCATCGGCGACATTATAAACAAATTTTTTCTGAATTCCAAGAAATGAGCCAAAGAAATCTAAACCATGAGGAAAATAACAATTATGATATAATTGGCTTGTTAAATAAGAAAAGAAACTATCTACATATGCAGAATTGTTTGGATCAAGTACTTTCTTATGACAAATACTTTCATTCAGTTCTGGTAATGCAATGCGTTCTGTTTCCCCTAAATCTTTATATTTTCCTATCATATATTTTACAGGATCCAATAATGGAGAGAATTTAAAAAAACATAATTTAGTTTCATTTTTTCCATTGCCATTCACGATACAATTAAATTTATTGCGTTTATCCGTCTTTGACAAATTTGTAATATGATATTTGTGATTCAAGTTAAGATTTTTGTAATTAGATTCTTTAAGAGAGAAAAATTGTTTGTAAAGCGGAATATAATTTTGCACATTATAAATTCCTATATCGTTTAGAGAACTAAAAAGAACAGTATTATCATTTTTTTTATAATATAAATCAAACATTAGTGTTTATTGATAAAATTTATACTAGCTTTAAACTTATTTATTGCGTAAATTCATATTAATTTTAATATAAGGGAAAAATAATATGAATTTGGAATTAAAAAAGTTCGATATGAAAAATATCAAATTTAAATCGAGTGAAACACAGGGACCAGTTATCGTTTTAATAGGACGGCGCGATACAGGAAAATCTTTTTTAGTAAAGGATTTATTATATCACCATCAAGACATCCCAATAGGAACTGTTATTTCGGGCACAGAAGCTGGAAATGGTTTTTATGCTAAAATGGTCCCTAAATTATTTATTCATGATGAATATAATACTGCTATAATTGAGAATATTTTAAAACGGCAAAAAATGGTTATTAAACAAATAAATAAAGAGGTTACTGCATATGGAAGATGTAATATAGATGGTAGAGCATTTGTTATTCTAGATGATTGTTTATATGATAATAGTTGGGCCCGAGATAAATTGATGCGTCTTCTGTTCATGAATGGTCGTCATTGGAAAATAATGTTAGTTATAACAATGCAATACCCTTTAGGAGTTCCTCCAAATCTAAGAACAAATATAGATTATACTTTTATTCTTCGCGAACCTTATATTAACAATAGAAAACGCATCTATGAAAATTATGCAGGTATGTTTCCAACATTTGAGAGCTTTTGTCAAGTGATGGACCAATGTACTGAAAATTATGAATGTTTGGTAATAGCCAATAATGCTAAATCTAATAAATTAGATGATCAAATATTTTGGTATAAAGCAGATGCGCATCGGGATTTTAAACTCGGTTCTAAGGAATTTTGGGAAATGTCAAAAGATATTGGTTCTGACGACGATGAGGAAACATTTGATCCCAAAGCGCAAAGAAAAGGACCACGGATAAACGTCAAGAAAAGTCGCTGGTAATTAAACTCTCTCACCCACTTTATCTATCTGACCACCTCCTAACCCTGCTCTCTCTACCAAATTTTGTCTGTGAAAACTTTTATAGTCAAAGGTACAATTGTGGTTTTCCGCATATGTATGTAAATTGCAAAATTTCTTTTCACATTTACAATTAAATGCTGTAATTGGCAATTTTCTCTTACACCCTTTTAATTGACATCTCTTGGGATTTTTCTTTTTTTTCTTCTTTACATTTTGCGTGATATCTTTATCAGAACTCTGTATAGTATTTGCGGTAATTTTATTATCAATTGGTCGTGCTATTGTCATTGGTGGTAATTTAGTATTGAAATTAAGTTTTGGTTTATTGGTATTCATCTTTATTATAATAAATATATAATTTTATAAATCAATTTTATAAAATTATTTAATTTTCTTTCTTTTCTGTGATTTCCATATCTACTTTATCTTCTTGTGCGGCTTCTTTTGCGGCTTCTTGTGCGGCTTCTTGTGCTTTATCGGATTGGCGTGTTCTAATGTTAGCACCTTCAAAAAGCTCTTTTCTAATATCCGCCGAAGATACTTCTCCATTTAATCCAGATTCAGTAGTGTTCATATTAGCAACCCCAACTAAATTACCATCACCATCGATATTTTGTGTTAATTTATTACCACTATCCTTTGCAATTTTAACATTTTCTGCAATAGCAGCACGTTTCGATTCTCTAACGCGTTTTTCAAATGCCACTTTGGCTTGTTTCTCATTCAAATTTTTCTCACTCATTAATTGATTTAACTCGTCTTCCAAGTATTCCACACGACCTGTTTTATATGCTTCAGGATTCCAAGGCATCCACAAACCCACCGGACCTACATAAACATCATGATTTGGATCTACCTCTCTAAGCATTCTACATCTTAACTCAGCTTCCTGTTGTGTAGGATATGATCCTCGTATTTTAATTCCTCGAGTACTAGTTTGAAAATTAAATGTAGCATTAAAATCTTGTTCCAAAGTTTCTTCTTTAGCATCAAGGAAATTTTTGTAATCATCATCAAGGGTGGTTTGAACAAGTTTATCTGATTCAGATTTAGTATATTCTTGAAAATCGACCATAATTTTATCGAAATCCATATTATATTTAAAAGCAATAAAGTTTAGAAATTGTGTAAATTTTTCGGTTGATTTAGTAAAATCCCAATGTTTTAGGAATTCTTGAAAGTAAAATAATTCTTTCTTTTTTAGAATTTTTTCTGGTGATACAAAACTCACACAACAAAATTTCTGTGCCGCAATTGGCTTATCTTCCTCTAATAAATCAACGTATTTAGGATTATTAACTCCTTTGGACAAAAATTGGTTCTCATAGCTATTTTTATCTGCCATTATATTTTATTTCTAGTCATCTTATTTTAAGTTTTTTTATTATTATATATATTTTTTTTTCTTGATGGATTATATAAAATGCTCGGACAATTAGGACAATTATTAGACATTGGCGAACTCGTCAGACGCATCGTTAAATACGTTGTTGAAGGTATTATGGTAGCAATCGCTGCCTACGCAATCCCAAAACGCTCTATGAACTTGGATGAGGTCATGCTTATTGCTTTGACTGCTGCTGCAACATTTAGTATCTTAGATACTTATGTACCAAGTATGGCTGGTTCAGCACGATCGGGAGCTGGATTCGGTATGGGTGCAAATCTTGTGGGTTTCCCTCGTGTTTAAGTAACTAGTTAATATTTATATAATCATATAATTTTTACTGTATTAATAAGAATTATATTGTTGGGATAAATTCCCATTGCAATTCTTTACAAATTTTTTTCCAAATATCATCTTGCTCTATGCGTTTTACAGGATCCTTTAACATTGGAAAAAAAGATAAGAATTGATTCTCGCCTAGCAGTTCACACATTTTATATAGCACATAATAATAATTTAAAAAATTCACCCGGTCATCTGGGCAATGTTTAGCATAAGGCTTTTGTATATCCATAAAAAGACAACATAGTGTTTCTTCTAATCGAGGTTTCATAATAGGGGGTTTTATACCTAATTTATCTTTAATAAAAGGAATATGTTCATAATATTTATTGTATCCTAACTTTTTTAAAATATCCTTCGCTTTTTTATTACTCATTTGCGCCAATGTTATCCTCTCTTTCTTTATTTGCAATGTAATATTTTTGAGTACCTCATCAGGAATTTGTGTAGTCTCTTTCGCTTGAAATTGAGCCAATATTTCACGAAAATGATTTATACGTTTATAAGCGTAAAAACATACTTCTTTAGGTGGTTCTTTATATGATGGTTTTTCATGTTCTATGATAAAATTAATTTGATGGGAGCAAGTTTTACAAATCATTACGCCTTCTGATTCTACTGGGATTAATTCACCACTACATTTATCACATACTTCATGTAAATGGATATAATCGTTTATATCCAAAAAAGATTCATCAATATTATTAAGATATTTTTGAGTATTATTTACTTCTTGTTTTTTAGATTTTGTTTCATTCTTCTTATTAAAAAATGAAAACAACACCTTTGTTTTACTATCATTTCCGTCTGCCAATTCCTTTTTTTTCTCATAATAATCAAATACATATTTAGAATTATCCAGCAAATAATTTTTACGTTCCTTTTCATATTTATTAATTTGTTTTGTATGCTGTCTAATTTTATCTTTTAATTCTAATGTTTCATCAATCGATAGATTTTTTGTTTTTAATTTGGTCTTATATTTTTTTCGTTCCTCCTTTAATTTAGGTATTATTGTATTCTCATTTTTTTTAAACTCTATCATCTTTTCCTGATGTTTACTATCAACGGTAACATTAGATTTTTTTGATACCAATATTTTTTTATTGGCTTTTGGTTTAAAGGCAGGCATTATAGTATATTAATTTCTTTTATTTAATTATATATTTTGTTAATGTTCCAAATAAAGTTAAAATTATATATTACTTTTCTCTCCAACATTTAATGGATATTGACAAAAATATCAATAATACTATGCAAATTGATGCTATTAAATTACATAAGATGGCATTTCTTTATAATGCTTTAGAAGAAGGTTGGCGGATAAAGAAAAAAAAGGATATGTATATTTTTACAAAAAATCATGAAGGAAAAAAAGAAGTTTTTTTAGACAATTATTTAAAAACATTTTTAGAAAATAATTTCGATATAAACAAAATAATAAATCAAATGTAATCAGCAAAATTAAACGAAAAATAATGTTAAATTAAACATTATTTTTTTTGTGGCTGACCATAACTTTAAATTAAATAAAAATTAAAATGAAAATTTTTTTTTCTTTAGCAATAGTATAACAAAATGGGAGGAGGATTAATGCAGCTCGTTGCCTATGGCGCACAAGACGTTTATCTTACAGGTAATCCACAGATTACTTTCTGGAAAGTAACTTACCGCAGACACACCAACTTTGCTATGGAATCAATTGAACAAACATTTAACGGACAGGCAGATTTCGGACGCCGTGTCCAATGTACTATCTCCAGAAATGGTGATCTTGCATACCGCACCTATCTTCAAGTCACTCTCCCAGAGATTGGCCAAGAAGGCTGCTGTGGAGTAGGCCCCACCGGCTGCGACAAAACTTACGCTCGTTGGTTAGACTACCCTGGTGAGCAGCTTATCTCAATGGTTGAAGTTGAGATTGGAGGACAGCGCATCGACAGACAATATGGTGACTGGATGCACATCTGGAACCAGCTTACCCTTACCGCTGAGCAAGAGCGTGGATACAACAAGATGGTTGGACAAACCACCCAACTTACTTACTTGATCGATCCATCTTTTGCTGATGTTGATAGTGCCTGTGCCTCAGCTACTGTCCCAGCCGCAGTATGTGCCCCTCGTAATGCACTTCCTGAAACTACACTTTACATCCCACTTCAATTTTGGTTTTGCCGTAACCCTGGACTTGCATTGCCATTGATCGCACTTCAGTACCACGAAGTTAAGATTAATCTTGAGCTTCGCCCGTCAGATGAAGTTCTTTTTGCTGTAACTAGCCTAACCGGAATGGGAACGACTACTGCAACTACGCAAACCCCATTGGGTGCATCTGTCAAAGATGGAGCCGCATACCAAAAATCTTTGGTCGCTGCATCCCTCTATGTTGACTACGTTTTCCTTGATACTGATGAGCGTAGACGCATGGCACAAAACCCACACGAATATTTGATTGAGCAGCTTCAATTCACCGGCGATGAATCCGTTGGATCTTCATCCAATAAGGTTAAACTCAATTTCAATCACCCTTGTAAAGAGATTGTCTTCGTTGTTCAGCCAGACAAAAATGTTGACTACTGTCAGTCATTCCTTTCAGATCGCGATTTGAATGCCGCTCTTGGTGCACAGCCATTTAACTACACTGATGCTTTAGATGCTCTTATCCCATCCTTTGGTGCCTTTTCCGGATATGACCAAATTGTAGGAACACCCTTGCAAGGTGGACACAACCAAGGATTTATTAGCTCCCGTGGTCTCTTCCAAGACCCAGGAGCCGATGGACAAATACACGCAGGATCCCAATGGGGTAATGATTTGGGCGATCTGAATAGCAGCTGCTCTGTTCCCGCACTCAATGTTCCATTCCCTGTGTCCGATATTGGTGACTCCAATGTTTCCGATGCCGGTGCATTTGTTCTTGCTGAGACCGCACTTAACATGCATTGCTGGGGACAAAATCCAGTTGTTACTGCCAAACTTCAACTTAACGGACAAGATCGCTTTTCTGAGCGTGAAGGAACTTACTTTGATTTAGTGCAGCCATACCAGCACCACACCAGAAACCCAGATACTGGAATTAATGTTTACTCGTTTGCACTTCGCCCAGAAGAGCACCAGCCATCTGGAACTTGCAATTTCTCTCGTATTGACAACGCTACTCTTCAGCTTGTCCTTTCCACCAATGCCATTGGAGGAGACGAGACTGCTAAAGTCCGTGTGTACGCTACCAACTACAATGTCCTTCGTGTCATGAGTGGTATGGGTGGTCTTGCATACTCCAATTAAGCGTAATCAGCTTATTTATCCCTATAAAATTATAATTATTTTCACTAGAAAATTATTATAAAAATATATAATATATGGAATTAGAACAAATCGTTATGGTAGTATTAATATTAATTATCGTTTACATGCTATTACAAATGTCACAACAAAAACCACAAACTGATCGCGTTGTTTATTTACAATCCCCATACATAGG